GAAGTAGCTTTGTCAGCATTGGGAATAAAGCAAAAGAATATTGATACTATCGACACCAAACATGGTATAGCAAACCAAATGAACGCTTACGAGTTTTGCTGAAAACCTCTTTACAAAGGAGTGCAATGGGTAGATAGGTACATTCCTATCAATCATAATTGTGGTGCAAGCCCCGACTGTGTATGGTTAGGGAACTACCCAATTGATGCTAAATGTCCTGGTCATATAGATGCTTATTTAGAACAAATTAATGAAAAAAGACTATAATGAAAAAAGATAAATTTTTTAAAGGAGTAGCCAGAGATTATTGCCATAACTACCCTTATTCCTATCCAAAAGATAATAAAGAAGCTCTTAAAGTAAGATTACCTTTTGATTTTATATTTACAAGAAAAGGAGAATGGTTTTATATTAGTTCTTGTGATGATTGGAGAAAATTTACTAATAAAAACTTTGCTTTACATGAACCTGTTGAGGAAAAAGGAGAAAAATGGAAGGTTGTAAATGCAATTACTGGAGAAATTAAAGCTCAATCAAAATGATATTTAGAAGAGTACTTGATGAAATAAGTAGTAATCAAGGTAGAAGAAAAGAAGGTAAATTAAATTGTATTCCTTGGCTAGATATGCCTAAGTTTAGTACTGTAATTCCTGGTGTACAGAAAGAAAAGTACATAGAAGTATCAGCTTCACCTAAAGTTGGTAAAACTAAAATTACTGACTTTATGTTTGTCCATCAAGTAATGAAGTTTATACTATCAGATAAAAATACCAGTAATTTTAAGATTAAAATTCCATACTTCTCATTAGAAGTAAGTAAAGAACAAAAGATTAGAGAAGTTATTTCATACAAATTATTTGAGAAAGGAATTGAATTGAGTCCTCAAAATATGCTAAGTCTTTTTAATGATTATGTTTTATCAGATGAATTAAAGAGAAGTATTGAAAGTATTGAACCTTATATTGAAGAGTTTGAAAAGCATGTAATTTACATTGATAATATCAGAAATAGTTATGGTATTTACAAGTATGTAAGAGACTTGTGTGAAAGTTTAGGTAAACATTATGATAAAGAAGGTAATATAATTGAACTAAGAAGTATACTAAATGCAAGAGAAAATAAAGATGAGAAGTTTTTATTTAAAATGGATCACTTTAAATACAATGATTCAGAACAGTATGTAGAACCTATTACAGATCATATAAGTTTATTAAATCCACAAAAAGATGAAGGTACTGTACATAATGCTATCAATAACTTTAGTAATAATCATTGCTTAAGTATGAGAGATAAATACAAATGTGCAGTAGTTAATATTCACCAACAAGTAGCAACACAAGAAGAATTAAAGTACAGTAATGGTAAACTATTAATAGATACTTTAAGACCTAGTGTAGATGGATTGGCTGACAGTAAGTATACTAGTAAAGATGTTAATATACTTTTATCTCTATTTGCTCCATATAGAGCTAAAATACCCAAGTACCCTATTTATGATGGATATGATATTAATAAACTAGGAGATAAGTATAGAGAATTAGCAATTGTTCTTAATAGAGATGGAGGAAGTTTTATTAATGTAGATTTATTATTTAATGGAGCTACTGGACATTTTAAAGAATTACCAAAACCTTCAGAAATTAATTATGAAGCCTTAAAATTTTAAATTATGAAAGCAGAAGTAAAATTTAAAGATATAAATAATAGAAAGGATTATCTATCTGTTGATAAACAAACTGCTATTTCAGCAGAAGGAGAAATATTTAATATTGGAGATTTATGTCAACATGACGATAAGGATGTAGGTATAGCTACAATTCAAAGTTTTTATTTTGATTTTGAAACTATGGATGTAGGAGTTAATACAGAAAAAGGAAGTGCAAGAATTTCTTTTATAACAAAAATTTAAAAATTATGAAAAAATTAACAGCAGAAGAAGTAATTAACTTTTATAAAAACTCAAATATGCAAAAAAAGAAATTAATAGGTTATAAAATTATAAAGACATATCCTTCATCAGTCCCCTTAAATACAATTTTATATGTAAAAGAATCTTTCAATAAAAATTGTGATTTTCCATATATTGATAGTACTTTAACTAAAACTACTAATAGTATAACAGTAGGAGATTTAAAAGATACTCAATATTTTGAACCAGTATATGAAGTTCCTAAACCTTCATTCAAAAGTCATATGTTAGAATCAGGATTTACAGTAACAATTCATAAAACTGGAGAAGTAGTTACTAATGATGGAACTTTTACTATTAAAGAACTAGATACTAAATTTGGTAATTCTCTTAAAAGTACTAAGTTTAATAAATGGGATATGAGTGTTACTGAAGCTAAGTACAAAATAGGTTGTCAAGTAGTAACTCATACTGATATTATTGGAATTAATGAGTTGTATAAAGAGTTAAATAAATAAAAATGAAATTAAATAAAGAACAAAGGATAGTGCTGTCTAATAAAATAGCTAATGAGATTAATACTGAAAGAAAAAAAAGTATTAAGGGTATTAAACCTATTTTAACTAAGCATATTAATCCTCTTATTGAGGAAGTTAATACTAAAATTAATAAGCTAAATGTAGAATTAAAAAAACAAGGAATAAGAAATAATCGGGGAGATCAATTTCTTCAATTTGAATTTAAAAATAATATAACAGAAAGTAATGTTTATATAGGAGAAAAACTTAAACAAGTATCTTCAGGTACTATTTATGAAGAATTAACTTTAGGTGAAATAGATACTCCAGATTTAGAACAATTGATTCAAAAGATTAAAAATAAATTTAAATAAATGGCAGCAACAATAATTTTAGTAGAAGGTAATCCTGGTAGTGGTAAAAGCACATCATGGGAGAATATGCCTGAAAATGAGAGTTGTATTATATCTCCTAATAGTAAACCTTTGCCTTTTGAAGGTTTTAGTAAAAGATATAATGCAGAAAAGAAAAATATATTTTATAATACACAATTAAATCAAGTAGGAGATTACTTACTTAATATTAGTGAAAAAGCACCCAATGTTAAATATATTAATATTGAAGATATAACTCACTTTTGGAATCAAAGAACTACTGATCCTAAGTTTATAGCTAAAAAATCAGGTGGTGAAGCTTTTAGTAAATGGAATGAACTAGCTGGAGAAATTCTTGTTAATATATTCTTAACAGCTCAAAAGCTTAGAGATGGAATGTTTGTAGTAATCAATGCTCATGTAGAAAACAAGGATGATGGTAAAGTAAGTTTGTTAACTCCTGGAAAAATATTAGATGCTAATATTAAAATTCCAAGTTATTTTACTTATATTTTTCATTCGGTAGTTATACCTGAAAATGGTAAACCTACTTATAAGTTCTTAACTAATGATGATGGAGTACATGAAGCTAAAACTCCTAAGAATTGCTTTAAAGAACTTTATATTGATAATGATATGAAGGCTATTATTGATAGAATTAAAGAATATCAAGGAAATTAAATTAAACTATGGAAACAATACATTTAGAATTACCATGTAATATTACTATATCAAATAAATTAGAGTTTGATTTTGTTGTTAAAAGTATGGTAGAAAATGGATATAAAAAGTATGGAACTTGTTGGAAATATATGGAAATGTTACATGCTATTAATATTAAAAAACAAGGAGATAATAGAATACAAACACTTTGTGATGCTAAAGATATTGATGACAAATGTTATTCTTATTCTCAATTTTTAAATTCACAATTTGTTAAATCAAAAGAAATGAAAAGTTACCAATTTGTTAAAGGTCTTAATAGTTATGATGTAGGATATATTCTTACACCAGAAATAAAAGCTATATATGTATCAGGATTAGAAATAAGTATTGAAGCTTTATTGCAACAAGGATTTATTAAAGAGTACAAAGAACCAGAATATACTGCTGGAGATTATATTGTTGGAAGTTTTGCAAATTATCAAGAAGTTAGAAAAATAGTTGAGTGTAAAGTAGAAGGCAATAGTCTTTGGTGGACTCAAGAAGAACTTAATGGAGATATAAGTAGTTCTTTTCACCATTCTTGGAGATTGTCTGAAATTAGAAAAGCTACCCCAGAACAAATACAAACTTGGAATAAAACTCAACAAGAATACAAAGGAGGATTAAAAATATATGATTATCAAGTAGTATTTAATTTAGATAATACAGTAAATGTAGGATGTAAAAAAGGAATACATAAAAAGTATTTGGATAGTATGTTATTAGTTGCTGAATTTTGTAATAATTATGAAGTAGAGATGTCTTTTAAT